CTCAAAGCCAAGATGGTTGGCAAACGACTCCCATCGTGGGTCAAGCCCCATGCCAGACGGAACAAAAGTGGCGATCACCGCGCCATTTTCCTTTGCCCAATGATCGTAAACCCTCATCAACTGTATGCCAGCCATGTGCCCACGGTCGTCTTTGTTGACAAACAGAAAGTCGTGGACAGCCATGATGTCGTTGCTGAAGGCTGGATTCTCCAAGTGAGCAATGACGAAGCCAATGACTCCGCTACCATCTTCAGCCACCCAGAACAACGACCAAGGGTTTTCAATCACGTTCCTTCCATAGGCCACCGACTTATCAGCATCGAACGAGACCATCTTGTAGATGCTTTCGCGCCAAAACTGCTCGGCAAGACGAAGGCATGGCTGGATGTCTGTCTCAGTCGCTGGCCTGACTTTCATGGTTTACCCTTATGCGTAGACCACGTTTTGTCCCCATCCGGTGCGGCGACCACGAGAGAGGGAGTTTGCAAATGAGCCTGAATCATAGGGTGCGCTGTTGTACGAGATTGCGCCGGTGTCCCGGTTCTTGACCTCGTTGAGCATGTTCACACCGGGTATACCCGTGATACTGGCTCCGCTCGCGTATGGCGCAGCACCACCCATGACGCCACCTGCGGATGTGCTGTTGATGGCTTCCGAGAAAGGCAGGAAGCTCATTTGTGTAGCAGTCGGCATCTGTTTTGCAGTGGCGGAACCCGGCAATGTCACCTGATTTTTCATGGCGGCCTCGTACTGCTTGGCTGCCTCTTCTGCACCCAGCATTCCCGAGTAAGCTGCAATGCCGCCAGCAAGTTGTGTATTGAGAGCAACACTTCCTAGCTGACCGATGTTTGTTGCCATGACGTTTTTGACGGCAGCATCTGGGAGCCAGTTGATGACATTGGTTGCGCCCTTGGCAAGAGTGGCGGTCAAGCCTTCCTTGGCGGCTGCGTCTGCAAGACCCTGCCCAACGCTTTGCTGCGCAAGAGTTTTGGTGGCTTCTGTTGCGACAGTGTTTGTGGCGGATGAAGAACCGGCTGCGAGAGCACCTGCGGCTGTCGACGTGTCTGCCACAGCGCCAGCAGCAGAGCTTGTGCCACCAGTCGATGGAGTGCTCATGGATGCGCCAATGTAGGACACGCCAGCAGAAAGCGCCGCTTCTTCCCACGAACCGCCAGTTGCTTTGGTTGCTGCGGCGGAAGCTGCGGCAGCACCGGCTGGGCCACCCAGAGCAAAGCCGACAATGGGCGCGGCAATGCGCACAAGGCTGCTCCAGAAGCCAAAGTTCTGTTCGCCCGTGTAGGGGTTGTACATGCCGTTCGGGTCGCCCGCAATGTAGTTGCTTGGCAGGCCGCCGCTCTGAAGAATCGCGACTTTCGCCAAGTTGGCGATGTCGGGGTTCTGCTCCATGACTTGCCTTGGGATGACCAAGTCACCGGGCTGAGTTTTGGATGGAATGATGTCACCCTTGACGGCGTGCCAAGGGAAGGACGCGATCTCCTTTTGTCCGGGGATGTCAGGTAGGTATGCCATTCAACACTCCTTAGATGTTCAGTGTTGCCACTGAGACGCCCACCTCCAAGGTGTTTGCGCTGGTGGCAGAAGTGACGACCAATTCCAGACGGCGACCAGACGACGTTCCGTCTACTTCCAGAACCGTTGGCATGTCTTGAGACAAGCGAGAGTTCGTTACGGCGAAAGTCGTGCCAATGGTTGAACCATCGACCGCCAACTGAATCGTGCAAGTTCCTGAGACGAGCTTCGCTGTGATGCCGTCAATGCGGATTTTTTGCTTGTAGACCACGCCAAGGAAGTAGGTCTTGTTGGTCACAGTGGCTGCGCTGTCTTCGTGAGGAGAGAAGAAGTCGAGCGTGTAGGTGGCGAAGGTGTCTGGCAACTGGTTGACAGGCATCTTGCCGCCAGAGCCGAGCGTAGCAACACCGTTCGCAGCGCCCATGTAGGTCTTGGGAACAACGGCTGAGAAGTCGATGTTGCCGTATTCGAGCGCAGTACCAGTGCCGTTCACGCGAACGTACTGACCAGCGTTTGATTGCAAGAACGTGGGCAGAGACGAGTCGGGCGAGGTTTGCAGCCACTGAGTGCCGTCGTAGAACTTCAAAACAACGGGCGTCTTAGAAGTGTCGAGCCATAAGTCCGACGTTGCTGCACCCTGCGGAGTGCTCGATGCAATGGTCATGTTGGCCTTTGCAGCAAGCGTTGTTGCGAGGGAAGCAACCTTGCTTTGTGGAATCTCGTTAGCGGCAACTGCTAACTTGTTCCATAAGATGTAGCCTTGATCGTTCGTGTAGTTGTCCTCGAACATGAGACCAGCTACCGTCTTGAGTGATGTGTTCTCAACGGTCAACACGGTGATCTTGTCGCCAGTTGTCAGGCCAGCAGGATCGAGGAACGTGATAGTGTCTGCTGCGGCGGACGCCAAATAGTCGGCAGCACCGCCTTCTTCTTGAAGAACACCGTTTCGCCATACCAAGATTTTTTCATCTTCGGTGTGGACAAATGGAATGACAGTCGTAGAACCTTGCACGTCGGTGTCTTGACGGCGGAAGTTCGTAACAGCTTGTGACCGGATCGAATAAATCGTGATCTTGTCTCCAAGCACAACACCATTGGCGAGTGTAACTGTGTTCGCCGATGTGTTGTATGTGAACTGCGAAGGAATGCCAGTGTTGGTTGCGCCAACCAAAAGCAAGCCGTTTTGATACACCACAATATTTGAGACGGCTGGGTCAAACGAATACGACACCGTCGCAGCCGCAGAGGTCAGTGCGGCGAGCGTAGCAGTAGCTGTTGCCTGAACACCGCCCGCTGTCTGAGGAGCCTGAATTGTGATGGTAGGAGCCTGCGTATAGCCGGAACCTTGGCTGGTAATCGCGATTCCTGTCACAGCACCAGAACCGTTGATCGTCGCCACGGCTACTGGTCGCGTACCATTGCCGTCTTGCGGAGCAGAGAACGAAACAGTTGGTGCGGTTGTGTAGCCAGAACCAGCAGTGCCAACGGCAGCGCTTGCTACGCCAGTGGTGATGAGCTTGTCTTGACGGTTGTAGAAGAACGGGCCTTCCACGTTACCGACAGACGAGCCGGATGGGCCGCGAAGCGACGCAATGTCGTAGAGCGTGATCCAGCCAGACTCAGAGCTTGCGTACTGACCGACTCGGTATTGCAGCCCAGAGACGGTGTCGACGCGGAACTCGATAGGGCCACGGAACTCACCGGCCTCGTTGAAGAGGATAGAAAGAAGCTCGGCGACCGTCTTGTTGCCAAGCTCTGCCGTGTTGAGGTATCGAATTACGTTCTCAAAATCCGTGTGGATGTTGCCTGAGTTGACGTAGTTCTGAGGGTGTTGCTGTCGTAGTCGAGCCATTTTTTAAGTCCTTCAAGAAGTTCTTACCGTGACGGCAAAGCCAATGATTTTCAGCAGCCCCTTACCACGGGTAGTGAACCGGAACTGTACACCGCGATAGCGGTGCTCAAACTTCCGTTCATACTGACGTGATAGCGGAACATCGGGGAATTTGTCGTCCGCGCCGCCGTCTTCGATCAGGAACTGCATCGAAGTCAAATAGCGACCACGCTCGTCAAAAGCCTCTACCTGAAGTTCGCCTTTGCCCGTTGCCTGCAAGATGAAGGAGAACGACTCTTTGATGTCGTTCAACGCACCCTGCCACAAAATTGGTGTAGTGACGATCATTTCCGGGCTGAAGTCAGCCGTCTCGTCTTCAATGTATTTGCGCTCCCACACACCACCCGGAGTGCCAAAAACAGTCACTCCGCCAAGTTGGCGACCACACATGGCGTTTAGGAAGTCTCCGGTAGACCACTTTGATTCGCCGCCCTGCATCGGGTTTAGAGTGAGGGTAAGCCGCTTGCAGATGAGGTCTGAGATGGGGAAGAAGACGTGATACTGGCCCTCGTCTTGATCGAAGTAGGCAGAGATTTGCTCTGGGTCTTGAACCATCTTGACCATGCTTCGGTAAAGCGAGTCGATCTTGTTCGACATTGGGATCGAGAAGATCGTGATACCGTTTGTGTCAGAGCGACGCAATGAGTGAACGCCATCGCGAGAGCAGAACATCAAGTCTGATCCGGCGGTGACGATGGAGTTGTGGCTGATGGTTCCAACCTTGACGTTAGCTTTGTCGTCAATGGCCCACTGTGTGTAGTCTGGGTGCAACTGGTAGACCAGAGTCTGGTCATTCGTGAACACGGCAAGACGGTTGTTTTCAAACACGCCAAGGCCGCGAATTTCGTCAGCGGTTCCAATGATGTTTGCAACGTCAATCTTGGCAGCCTTGGTTACGTCGGTGGAGCGTGCGTCTTCGTCTTCGGTGAAGACATCTTCGTTGTCGACTCGGCTGATGTCGATGATGGTGCGTTTGTCTGGAGCACCAGCGATTGCAAGACGGCGCTGAATAGCGACGCCGTATGCTGG